CCTTTATAGTCGGACTTGGTGTAATCCCACAATACACATGTACTGGCATCAAGCTTTCGCTTGTTCATATACACATGCTCACCTTTGGGGATTAGACCTTGCTGCATTGGTGCTACCTCTCTGTTTGTCTGTTCGACATCTTCTGGAATATTTGAGTCACATGCAAAGCAATGACCCCACCCGTTACTATAGACGTGATAAGCGTCTGAACTTGTACACTTAGGGCAGGGTAACTTCCCTGCTAGGAGGTACGAATCTCCCTGATCTGACTCATCCATTCGCTCACCTCAAATACTGGACATGATTTATTCTTATCAAGGTCGTTATGACCTACTACTGCTGCATTGGGATAGATTTTTGTCATCACATCTACAAGTGAGTCTAAAGTGTCCCATTGCTTCTGAGTAAAGTTAGCTTCTGCGTCCCCGTCCTCATCCATACCACCGACTAGACAAATCCCAAAACTATTGTGATTAAACGCCTTAACATGCGCCCCACATTCATTCATTGCACGACCATTTTCGATGGTTCCGTCACGCCTTATAATCATGTGATAACCACAGCCAAGCCACCCACGCCTCTTATGCCACTGGTCAATCTCAGTGAAGCCAATGTCCATACTTGCTTTAGTGGCAGCACAGTGGATGACAACATAGTCAGTCCTCTTTCTCTCTTTCATCTAATGTTTCCTTAAGCCAAGCATCAGGCACACGCCCCTCACAGTAAGCAAAGTTATACTTCTCTGCCCACTGCTGGTTCGTGAACCTTTTGGATTGAACTTTAGTGTTTAAGTTTTGGAATAAGAATCGAAATTCTTTCTCAGGGTACTGGGCTTTCAACAGCCTCATTTTGCGGCAGTCCTCATCCCTGAACCACCCCTTAGCTTCTATGTAAATGCCATTAGGTAGCTGGAAGTCTGGAAGGTATTTACGCTCGACAACATAAGGGATACGTTCATGCTCATACTGAAAGTCGATACCCCTCTTGTTCAGGTCAAGCGCAACATTCTTCTCAAGACCACTCCTGTACTTAGAAGTCTTCGTCTTCTTCTTCGCTGAAGCCACTGTCACTTTCACTGGTGTCTTCTTTTTCTGCGAATGGGCTGCTGTCTTCTTCAAAGGTATATCCTTCTTCCGTGTCAAACGGATTCTCTTCGGAGTTGTATTCACGGAGTTCGATTAACTGAACAGATTTAAGTCGTAGGGATACGCTGGCTTCTTTAGTGGAAGCAAGCATATAAGGGACTGTATCAAAAGCGACTTTACATATAGAGCCGTTGCCGATTGATAGTTCTTTAGTGATAGGTTGGCCCTTAGCATCGTAGACCACTGGCTTCTGTGTGAAGCTGTCCCCATTCTTCATTTCGACACGTGCTTTCATCTTTATTTTAAACTCAACAAAGCCTGTCTCTTCACCGTCATCGTCTAAGCACACTTCGTAAGGCACGCGCTTAGTCATCTTAGTTTTCAGCTTCGGATTCTTCTTTAACTCTGAGTTATAGCAAGCGTCTACCTGACGGTTTAACTCAGTAGTTAAAGCCTCGGCTTCGTCTTCTGCTACTTTAAGATTGATTGAATACTGCCCCAAAGGTGTGAACTTTGTATCCGCAGTCCATAGCTTAGGCCACTCCGCAGAGCCTTTAGGGGTCACTAACATTTTCTGTGCTGCCATAATCTGATACTCTCTATTGTTGGTATTTAGCTTCTAATGTAGACACGTCAATGCCCTCCGCGAGAAGGGCTATTGTCATATCTAGGGGTACTGGTTGCCCATTGATGATGTAAAAAATCATAAGGGCTATCTGGTTTTCCATCCGCTACTCCGTCATTTCGGTACTGTAGTGTGTAACGGCACGTTAATGTTCTTTCAGCATTAGTGTGACAAGTCAAGCACTAGTTAAAGAAATACTTAGAGTTTAGAACTTCATTAATGTCAAGGTTGCCACGCTTAGGCGGTTGGTCTACTTCAGGCACAGACTTAAGCATCTGGTCTCGGAAGTCATTAATCACATCATACTCGGTAAACATACGCACGTATTCCTCCCTCAAACATTTAGAGAGGGTCGCTGCCCCCTTAACTGTGGTTCCGAAAGAGTCGTGAATCATCCAGAAATTACTAAGTCCCTCTTTTTTGCATTTCAGCACTGTCAGTATCAAATAAGAACTGTCCAATGAGTGAATGAAATTAGGGCAGAGTCCACTCGCTGCTTTCTTCTTATCTACCTTTTGGTAGTCAGGGTTAGACAACCTCGGACGCATCAGATGCCCATCAATATGAGTTTGTATTCTCAGGCTCTTATACTCAGGGTATTGCTGAATAACTTTAAAGCCACTAGGAGTCTGCCAGATAATAGGTATCTGCAACTTAGACACATCCCTAGCAATCTTAGTCATCCAATCCATACACTCTTGTGCGGAAACAACACATTCGCTAATAGATGACCAGATCACTTTTGCTAGGTAAAAAGTACCTCGAATAAAGGCATCCTCATCTTTACCGAAAGGGTTAATAGCCTTACCAGTGTCGAACCGTTCATTCAGCTTGTCACGCACTGAGTCTCTGCAAGAGAACAATGTCGCTGAGTAAACTTTGGTCATCGTTGGGGTCTTCGTTAAAGTCCTGTCCACAAGTCCTGACTCAAGCCAAGCCTTAGCCCATACAGACTCATCAGTGGACAGTAAAGCCTCTTCCATTAGCTTACGCTCGGTGATTTCTGCCACGTCCCTATAGACGTCTGCGGGAGTCTCAGAGGCAGTCACATTAGTAGCCCTTGCGCCCGACTCATCCCTCAGCATAGAGGAATATATCTGTAAGCCAGAGTTGGTGGCATCCAGTGCAATTCCTATGTGTGATACGAACCCGTAACCCTCACGTTGAAACGCTGCGATTTCAAAGCAAGCCGCTAGGAAATTCCAAGGGTCTTCACAATCTTTCCAGCTTGTGTTGTTCAATGGGTCATCATCAATAGCGATAATTTCAGGCATCATTTCCTCAATCAAACGTATACGTTCTGCAATAGGCTTCTTGTCATATCCGAACACATTGGCTGCATGATGGTACAACCACGTTAACTCTTCATAGGTGTCAATTGGTGCGCCATTAGCCAGCGTTAGTTGAGCCTTGATAATTGAGTTAGCTTGGGGGCTAAGGTACTGAGCAATCGGGTAGACACGCCCACGATAATCACACTGATAAATGAAGTGTAAAGCAGGGAACTTTTGGAAGCGTTCAGCTACCTTCAGGCTAAGTTCAAACGACACCTGTTTGCTAAGGTTGCTGGTATTTTTCTCATAGAGTCCTTGGCATACTTTTTTGTACTTCCACAGCACATGTTGTTCCTCTTCTGAGAGGTCTCTTGTTCTAACGTCAGGGAATGGTGAAGGAGGCATTTCTATCTCGCCACGTGCAGGTATTCCACCCCATGACATATCGGATTCCCAACACTGCCTTTGCAGCTTAATGATGCGCTTGTTAATTTTAAATGCTGTCTGCTGCAATGCGTTAACACCATCAATCGTTTGCTGCATACATGGGTCTCCGTCTAACTCTTCTAGCAAGGCTCTATTGCGAGTCTTAATCATACTGAACTTGCGAATCCATACCTTACTGTGAGTCACGTTGGAGGTCACAGTCTTCCAATCTTTCGGAGGTATGACAAAGGGTAAGGCTTCAGGGGTCAGGACTTCAGACATAGCGTTAACATCCCTAATCCAATCCAAGATTTCAGGTGTCGCATTTAGATGGTACGTGGTCTTTTTGTTTGCTGTCCTGACCATGTTGATTTTCACCATGCCTGTAGTCTGAATGACAACATCAACTAGCTTAGAACCTATATGGTGTAACTCAGGAGTAGACCACGTGTTGTACATTGTGTTGGCTTTATCTGCTGCCTTACGCATTGAAAGTTTCTTATGGTGGCGTGAAGCCTTACGTTTTGATGCGTAGTCCATTGTCGATTTAAACCACAGTTTATTGTTCTGCTGGAACTTGTCGCCAAGGTGTTGATCGTGGATTGATTGCCCGATTGCCACACAGACTTGAGTTAGTGTGATTGATTTACTAATTCCATTTACGATTGTCTTTAGTGCGAGATACGAACACACTTCTAAGTCTAGGGTAGAAAGAATCTTAGCTGCTGTGGCGTGAACACCTGCATCACCATTCAGCGATATACGAATGTATTTATCTAACTCAATGACCATCTTATCTATGCTTTGTTTCATCAGTAGATTGCCGTAGTTACTGTCAGCTTCTAACCCTTTCTCTTGAGTCTTAGTGAGATTCTTACGGTAACGCTTAATACCTTTATCTAGCATCTCTTGCTCCATATCGCACTGTATGTTGAAGAGTTCTGTAGGACTGTATTGGTAAGACATAATGTACTACTCCTAGGGAGATACGGGGGTTGGCTTATGACGGTACGCTAATGTGCTTTCAGCATTAGTGTGACAAGTCAAGTAAATGAGAGATTTATTTACCACTGATTACGACTATAATTACAACTTGGGCGGTAATGGGTTAAATCCCCTGCATATGGGACGCAAGGTGTTTGAAGGGGGCTTGAGGGTCTGTAGGGCTTGAGGGGTATAGGTATTAGATGTTTGAACATGTAGGCATGAACTAGCGAGAGCATTTTAAGTCACCTTTGTGATAGGTAGTTGATAGGTAAGCCATTGAAAAGGCTCAGATAAATAATAAGGGTCATTACACTTTTACCACTGGATTGGTAAATTACCACTGAGGATTACCACCGATACTCACCGATGATTAAACATCCCCCTAGTGGTGCCTTGGGCGGGACTTGAACCCGCATGTCCGAAGACGCAGCATTTTAAGTGCTGTATGTATACCAATTCCATCACCAAGGCAGTGAGGGTAAACCTCTCCGAAGAGAGGGCGTGATTATACATTATGGTTCGAGAACCGCAAGCGCATCTGTTAGATTCTTAGGACTAAGGTGAGCATATCTAAGGGTGGTCGTTATGGTCTTGTGTCCCATCCACTGCTGCACTGTCGCAAGGCTAACTCCACGCTGAACTAAACGACTAGCTGTAGTGTGCCTAAAGCAATGCAAAACTACATCGTCAAGTTCTAAATGGTAGCGTACCCTGTCCCAGTGGTCGCTCAATGTCTCAGGTAACACAGGGAATAACTTAGTGGTAGTCGCTGTTACTGAGCGTCTTTTAATAACCTCAGTTACCCTTGCGGTCATAGGTACTGACCTCGCCTTGCCGTTCTTAGTCTTCCAAAGATTCAACATACCCTCGCTCACGTCAGACTTAGTAAGCCGACATAACTCAGAACGTCTAAGCCCAGTGTCAATGAGAACCGTTATGGAATCCTTAAGATCAGGTAGGCTCCATTGCTCTAATGTCTGCATGATTGCCACCTCTTCTTCAGGAGTCACAAAGCGCACTCTACCTTCTGGCTCACGCTTACGGTGGACAATCGGCATACGTCGCAATTGGATACATTCGTCTGCGTGTTTGAGGGTTTTCGATAAGGTCGCAAGCTTACGGTTGATTGTGCCATTAGCGTTACCTTTGCCCTTTAGATGACTAATCCAAATGTCTATACCATCCGTTGTAATGTCATTAATATTAGTCTTACTGCCAAAGTAAGCGTTAATCTCAGTCATCTTGTGCCTAGC